CGATTCGTCCGGTCATCTCCTCTCGATAGGTCCAACCTTCAATGATATGAGAGTCGGTGAACTCTTGATAGATAAGACCGCTTGGAGGCTTAGGCTTATTCATGACCATCGCGTCACGTTCTTCTTTGGGAAGTAGTTTTGTAGCCTCGAACCATTCAGCGGCTAGATTCTCCTCATTGACATATGATGTATAGAGGAGAGGAAGGTGACCGGCTCCTTCAGCCATTTGACACCACCAAGCATCAGCGACAGGTAGACCAACAAGGATCATGATTGGAGAAGGTCCGGCTCTTAATCGACCAAGGGCCTTGTGTGCTACCTCTTCAGTGAGTGTCTGACACTCATCAATCAAACATACTCCGCTTGTGACGTTAAGACCCTCAAGTGGGTTGTGTGTTGCATCGCGTGTTCCCGGACGATAATAGGAGCGACACCACACACTTGATCCGGTGTGCTGGTCGGTCCACTGTCTCAAGGTGTGGTTGTAGGTCCAACCAAGAGGACCGAGCCACTTCTCCATCTCAGGCATTAAGACTGAGTTATAACGTGGGTTAGTATCAGTAACCAAGAGAGAGGACGTTCCCGGTCTTGTCTTGGATAGATACAGGATGGAGAAGACAAGCGCTGAAGTCTTGCCGCTTCCCCATCCACATCTAGCCGCGATGATCTTCTCTTCATCTGTGATCTTAGAAATGATCTCTAGTTGAAGAGAGTTGAGTTTAATGTCAGACATGATATGATCTCAATGCTAAGACTTGTCACCTTAGCGTGTCGTTTCCTGTTGTCAGGTTGAACTTCCGGCCTCATCTTCATCGGTGAGGTCGGTTGTTTTTCTATGGCTCTTGATCTGCTCCATCATGGAGAGGACTTCAGCAGTTCCATCGCTTGATGCAGTGGTGTTGACCTGTAGCTCTTGGCGTTTCCCATAATCATCAGGGAAGCGTTTCTCAAGTATCCAAGCCCACGCTCGCCAATCCATCTTATCCATAGCGGCTTGCTTGATACGTTCAAGACATACCGCCTCAGCAAAACGACTCGCTTGATCCGCTTCTTCAGCGAACTTAGGATCATTCTCTCGATAGTTGTAATAGGTGGTCCGACAAACACCGGCGAGTAAAGCGGCCGCTTCAATCGTCATTCCGGTTCTCAAGTTTTCTAAGATCTCCTCTTTGATCACTTGTTGGCCGGTTGTCCTCGCTGTCTGTCTCTTGGTCTTCTTCTGCTTTCCAGCCATAAAGTTCTCCTATCGCTTGATGAAGTGTGTTCTCAATCTGATTATACAGATCAGCGCTCTCTTCTGAGAGATCTCCTTCATAGACTAATCGCTTTCGGAGCTCCGCTAAGGTCGTTATGACCTCGCGTGCGCGTGCGCGTGTCTGTTCAAGTTGTACACTATTGTCATTCATGTCATTACTCGGATCTGAGGACATAAGCCTCTTGTATATCTCGCCACTGTTGACCTGTCTGGAAAGCTGCCCTTTTGAGTCTTCCATCCTTCGTCCTTGAGAATCTGAGCAACCGAATCAATCGTTCGGCCTTGGCGCTTCAACTCTCTAGCCCTTAAGACAATCGCTCTCATGATTCACCATTGAAGAGCACTTGCATAGTCACCGGGAAGTGTTCTGATAACATGGCCTCTATTGCTTGAGCGGCTTCCCTTGTCTCCGGTTGAGCGTGATCATCATTTCTGAGCTTAAGGAACTTAACCCAGTTGTGAAGGTTGCCGGTCATGTAGAACGTGGTGTAGGTAGAACAAGGTAGAACAGCTCTTGCTAGCTCCCTTGAGACTCCTCTGTTGATCAGATCATGATAGCTCTCAACTGAGGACAGTATGGACATATGCACAAGGTTAAGCGCCAAATGATTATCGAGGTCACCAGCTGAACATTGAAGATTATCGATGCTCTGTCTTCTAAGCTGTTGAGGTAACCAAACTTGAATGTTCTCAGAAGTGTATCTTCTACTGACCTCATTATAAGAGAATGTCCGATGTCTCATAATCTGAGAGCGAACAAAGAGCGGAACAGTCAAGCGGAAGGTTGCTGTCATATGCTCGAAGGGGGAAGTGTGCCTATGATCAGCGAGAAACTTAATCAGTCGCTTATCCTTATCGGTAAGAGCCTTTGATGTGTTGTCTCTCATGAAGCTGACTCTCGCCGCGTCTACTGCTCGCTTGTCATCTCCCATGTAGTCAATGAGTTCAACAGATCCGATATTGTCATGATAAAGCTCATGAGTGTTCATTCTGCTTTCTCCTGGTGCTTTTGTCTCTTGCGTTCTCGATCTCGCCTTAATCTCTGCTCTCTCTCCTCTGGTGTTTCTTGTTCCTTACGAGCTTGAAACTTGAGCCGAGCAATCAACCTTCTCTGATCTCCCTCTTCTTGTGTCTCATTCTGTCTCTTCCTTCGGCTCCACTCTCTCATGTACAGTTTATAAGCCTCTTTTTCTTCGGGAGTTCGTGCTTCTCTTCTTTTGCGCTGATACTCTCTAGAATAGATCAGTCGCGCTTCATATCTCTCCTCATCTGTCATTAATGGATCCTTTTATATATGATCGCTTTTTCAGCAATATCATCAATCCTATCCAATAGATCCTCATTTGCTTTTTTAAGTATTTCAATCTCATCTAACATGGCTTTATTTTGATCCATTAAGATTATCACTCTTTGATTCGCTGCGCATAATCGGTCAGTTAAAAAACTTATTGCCTGCTCTGCTTTGGAGATTCTTTTTGGTTGTCTCTCTGTATTCATGATTTCTCCTCAAGTTGATTCATCAGATTGTCTATGATTCGCTCATAGCGATTTCCCATTTTTAGACAATCAGCCAAGTTGTCTTCTTGTCTTGATTTCTCTTGTCTTAGGTTGTTGATCTGTTGCTTTAGAAGTTGAATCTCTTCTTTTAAGACGTGAGTCTCGCTATCCTCCTCCAGAGCTTTTTTTGATTTTGCTTCATTCTTCATTGATTGTATTTGCTTTGTTAAGGATGAGGCTAGAGAGATGAGCTCTCTGTTCTCGTTTCTCATTTGCTTGTTGTGTTCATCAACAAGTTTAACCTTGAACTCTTGAGGTTCATTTTTTGAAGTTGCCAACAGCAAAGAGTTCTCAGCTTTAAGAGAATCGTTCTCGTTTTTAGTTTGAGCTAACTCTTCTCGAAGACTAAGAATAATTTCATTTTGTCTTATATTAATAAGATCGTCTTGAGATAGTCCTCTCTCCTCTTTGATTCGTTTCCCTTGCTCAAGAAGATCATTCATCCAGTCTTTTAACTCTTTATACTTAGGATCTATATTTTTACTAAGTATTTGTAGATAGCTTCGACTCTTGCCAATCCTTTCAGCTGTGTCATAATAATCTAATCCATTCAGAAAGCACTGTTTGATCACTCTAAAGTCTGACTTGGAAAGGCTCACTCCTTCGATAGTTTCAGGGAGGTCATTCTCTGTTTCTTGATCTTGTTGAATCTTTTCATTCTCTAGAGTCAGTCTTTTTGGAATGTTGTCTAAAACATCATCAACACAATCAGTAAGCTCTTCATCAGATAAATCTAAATCTAAATACTGATAAAATTCTTCAAGCGATATTTTTTCATCAATATGAGAACATTGTTCAAGATCTTCTGACACGTCAGCTGTGCTACGATACAAAACCCTATGTATACCATCGCCAAACTCAGCAGAGTCACTGACTTCTTCCCAAAATCTATTGGCTCCAACATGATTATAAACAACATGAGTTTCATTCCAGAACATTATTTTATAAAAGCTATATCTCTTCCAAGCCTCTTCAGGATCACTAGACCATAGATCAAACAATGTTTTAGATTCTTGCAAATAGCATCCAATAATGACAGCGGTCCAACCTCCGGTGTTTGCTTTAATCGCTTGATTAAACTGATAAAATAATCCTTGTCCTTGTCCTGACTGTCTTGATCGTTCTATTCCTTGGTTCATGACAGTGCTGATTACATCAAGAGTCTTAGAGCTTGGAAACCACTTGTGGCTCTTAATCTCAATTAAGTCATATTCAGAAGGCGTATGAGTATAGATAATATCAGATAGGTATTGAAACGGTGTATTTGCTGTATCTCTACATCTTGGAAAGTATTTTTTAAGTTCAGATAAGAATCTCTTTTCAAATAAGAGACCAAGTTCTCTGTGGCAAGTTGAGTCCATTTTTAGTTTCATGTTCATTTGTCGTTTCCTTTGTCGTTGTCAGTTCCTATTTAGATTAGTTCCAAGGATTCCCAGAGTCGTTTCGAGAGTTCCAAGGATCTTCAGGACCGAGAAGTTGACCGGGAGCTGGATCAGTCTTGCGACCATCACAGACAACCTTCCACTCTCGACACCTAATCTCCCAATATCGCTTTTCTTGGTACATATGGCTTGTGAGCTTGCCAATGATATGAACCATGGTTCCTTTCTTCGCTTTTTGGCATAGCTTAGGAGCAGAATCGCCCCACACTTTGACAGTATGCCATTCGGTATCCTCAACCCAATCGCGACCAACAAGCCGACTTGATGAAGTCGCTACATTGAGCACAACAAAGCGAGAATCACCATTTCCCTTAAGTTGTGGATCGCTTCCGAGTCTTCCTAGTATCGTCACAACATTGACGCTTGGATTCATGTTCTTCTAGTTCCTTTCTCAGTTTGTAAAGTCGACCGCTGAAATAATCAGCTGTCTGAGTCGCGTTTGGTAGCTTGCCCCGGTGCTGATCCCAAAACTCGAAGTAGATCAAGGCTTGCTTGATTTCCTGTTGAAGCTGCTCGATGTTTTTCTGCGGCATGACTTAATACCCTGTTTACAGTGAAGGAGAATGAACGCTCATTATATTGAGCGACTTCCTTCAAATATGAAACGGTCTCTTTGCATACTCTCACAGTAATGATCTGTTTATCTGACATATGTTTCTCCTCTTGTCGCTTACATTACATTACTGTCATGTTGTAAGTCATGCAAGAGGAAAGATCCAAGAGAGAGCAGATTAATACAAAGGTGTAATGATGGATTAATAAGCTGACTCTATTTTTGAGGTCTCTCTTGGGTCGAATAGGATGACTCAAGAAAGATCAACGTTTCAATGATTATCTAACTCCCCAAGCATTTAGTGAACTATTAGCAATTCGCCTATCAGCGCCAATCATTTGAAGCGGCTCATTGAAGATTGCTTGGAGTCGAGAGATCAATGCCATATTTCGATCAAGTGAGTTGAATAGCTCATGAGGTGTGAGATTAGTTGTCATCACAA